TAGGATCAGATCTTAAAATACACGAAGCAAAGTGCGAAGAAAGATGGAAAACTATTTTTGGAGAAACTGCCGAAATAAAAAAAGAAATGAGCGAACTAAATGGAACTTTAAAGATGGCAACGTTTGGAACTTTTGGTTTTATGGCAACTCTTGTGATAGCTTTGATAACAGGAGTCGTAGCAATATAATGCACATTTCAAAAGAAGGTCTTTCTTTAATAAAACACTTTGAAGGTTGTCCTGTAAATGGAGCAGGTGACCCTGTAGCTTATTTATGCCCTGCAGGAGTTTGGACTATAGGATATGGTCATACTAAGCGAGTTAAAGAACACGACAGATGGAGTATGGATCACGCTGAATACATTTTAAAAGAAGAAATTGAAAATGATTACGAAAAACACATTAAAGAATTAGTAAAAGTAAAATTAGAACAACATCAATTTGATGCTTTAGTGGCATGGGTATTTAACTTGGGTTATGGGAATCTTAAAGACTCCACACTTCTTAAGTTTTTAAATGCAGGCGATTACCATAATGTACCTGCTCAAATTAAAAGATGGAACAAGGCTACCGTAGATGGGGAAAAAATTGTATTAGACGGACTGGTAAGAAGAAGAGAAGCAGAAGCTTTGTTGTTTGAAGGAAAGGAGTGGAGTAAAGTTTAAATGACATTAAATAAAAAAACTTCTTCTACAAAATGCAACAACTGTTACCTCGGTTTGTTTTGGGACGGCAAAACCTTTAAACGCTGGGGAGAAAAGTAAATGCCATTACAAAAAACAATATTTAGACCTGGAATTTATAGAGAAGGAACTGATTACGATAATGATGGCGGCTGGTTTGATTGTAATTTAGTTCGCTTTAGAAAAGGTAGACCTGAAAAATTTGGTGGCTGGACCAAAACTACTGATAACACTTTTTTAGGTACAGCAAGAGCTTTACATCCTTGGGTATCTTTGGGTGGAACAAAATTTTTAGGTTTAGGAACTACTTTTAAATACTATATAAACGAGGGATCTTCTTTTGCAGACATAACTCCTATTCGTAAAACAACAACAAATGGGATAGTGTTTGCTGCTACTAACGGTAGCTCTACTATAACAGCTACTGATAACAGTCATGGGGCAGTAGCTAATGATTTTGTAACTATATCTGGAGCTGTTTCTTTAGGCGGTCTAATTACAGCGGAAGTGTTAAATCAAGAGTATCAAATTACTTCTGTTACAAATAACACCTATACATTTACTGCCAAAGACACATCAGGGACTACGGTTACTGCAAACGCAAGTGATTCAGGTAACGGAGGTTCAGGAGTAGATGGGGTATATCAAGTTAACGTAGGTTTGGATGTTTACGTAGCTGCTTCAGGTTGGGGAGCAAACCCCTAGGGACAGGGAACTTTTGGATCTGCTACGGCTCTATCAAATACCAATCAACTAAGATTATGGACACACGATAACTTTGGTGAAAATTTAATTATTAATCAAAGAAATGCTGGCATATACAAATGGGTTGAGAATGACGGAACAAATACTAGGGCTGTTGAGTTGTCTGGTATTTCTGGTGCAAATCAAGTTCCTACTGTAGGTCTGCAAGTAATTACTTCAGAAAAAGACAGACATTTAATAGTTTTAGGTGCAGATCCTCTTTCTGGAACTACTAGAACAGGAGTAATTGACCCCATGTTAATTGCGTTTAGTGATCAAGAAAATGAATTAGAATTTGAGCCAAAAACTACCAATACAGCAGGATCGCTCAGATTATCTTCTGGATCTTCAATTGTTGGTGCGGTTAAATCAAGACAAGAAATATTAGTTTGGACTGATACTGCTTTATACAGCATGCAATTTACTGGACCGCCTTTTACATTTGCGGTTAATCTTATTAACGAAGGGACAGGCCTGGTTGGACCTAAAGCTGCTGTAACAGCTCCTCAAGGTATTTATTGGATGAGTTATAACAACTTTTATAAATATAATGGAAGTATTGAAACTATTCCTTGTACCGTTCAAAACTATGTTTTTAGTGACATTAATCTTGGGCAATCTTTTAAAATTAACGCTTTTACTATTGCAGATAAAAACGAGGTTGGATGGTTCTATTGTTCAGCAAGCTCTACAGAAGTAGATAGATATGTAATTTATAACTATATTGAAAACATTTGGTTCTATGGAACTTTAAGTAGAACGGCTTGGTTGGACGCTGGAATTGAAAATTATCCTAGAGCCGTTAGTGATGGTTATTTATATCAACAGGAGATAGGTTTTAATGATGATGGTTCTCCTATGACTAATGTATTTATAGAAAGTTCTGATTTTGATCTTGGAGATGGCGATCAATTTACTTTTATAAAAAGGATTATTCCTGATTTTAAATTTTTGCAAAATGACAATTCTGGCAACGTTAATATTGTAGTTAAAACAAGAAACTTTCCTGGAGAATCGTTAAACACCAATTCGACCAACGCTATTTCTTCTTCTACTACACAAGCGTATGTAAGAGGCAGAGCAAGACAAATGGTTCTAAGGTTTGAATCTGATGATGATGCTAGTGATAGTGGTAATTTAAGTATTGGATGGAGACTAGGAGCTACAAGGATAGATACAAGGCCTGACGGCAAGAGATGAGCAAGATATTACAAACTCAACTTCCTATTGCCGTAGGAGATGTTGGTCCGGATATTTTTAACAGATTAATAAGAATTTTAGAAATTAATCTTGGTGCTGTTGACGTTAATCAAACCCTACAAATAAATGATTCTGATAAAAATACTTTAAACTTTTTAGCTGGAAGTATTATTTGGAATACCACATTAGAAGTATTGCAGGTTTATACAGGATTTAAATGGATAGATATAGGCAAAAGATTAAATGACCTTGGTTTTGAATTAACTGCTTCTTTAGGCAGCGTAGACGTAGCGACTAATGGCGATATATCAATTAATGTTACCAGTTCTTACGAAAGTTATGGTGTAGAAAAATGGTACAGTTAGCAAAAGAATTAAAATATAAAACAAAAAATATATTACTAGAGCATCCTGCCGACTGGTATATAAATGAAAAAACATTTGATGCAGCTAAACATTCTTTACCAAAAATAGTTAATTTTTATGAAAGCAAAGGAAACATTAACCCTGTAAAAAATAAATTACAAAAAGTTATAAAAGAACCGTTAAAAGATGTGTATACGGTTCCATTTTTTTCTGAAAAGTTTTGTTCAATATTGTTAGATGAAATGCATAACTTAGAAAAGTTTTATGGGTTTACTCCTAATAAAGAAGAGGATTCACTTAGGCAAATACCTGAAATAACCTTTGAGGATAATTGCCCAGAAATATTTCAATCTTTATTTCAAACAATATATACTATAGGTAATCCTATATTTTTAAGTATTTGGAACAGGTACGTTAATGGTGGGGCTATTCAAATAGCTAACTATAATTTAAAGGATAAAAAGCAAGGTGCCTGGCATCATGATGCTAGTTCAGATATCAGTATGGTTGTTCCTTTAAATACTGGTAATTATGAAGGAGGCGGAACCGAGTTTTTAAATCGTGGTACAGTTGAGCCATTACCTACAGGCCACGCTCTAATATTTCCTAGCTTTACTCACATGCATAGAGGCTTGTCAGTAAAATCAGGAAATAGATACTTACTTGTATTTTGGTTAAAATGTATGGAAGAATAGGGTAGAATTTAGAAATGAATATAATAGACAACTCAGGAAAAGGTTTAGCAGCCCTAGGACGCAACGAAGATCGCTTTATGGCACACGTTGCACCAGGAGAAATGGTAGTCCCTCCAGTCATATCAGACAGCACAAAAGCACTCATAAGAAAAGAGATGGCCGCTTCCGGCTTAGATCCAAATCAATACCAAGTGGGCGAAGGTATGTCTATCAATCCTATTACAGGACAAGCAGAATTTGGTTTTCTTAAAAAATTAGCAAAAACCGTTAAAAAGGTAGTTAAAGTAATTGCACCTATTGCAGCCGTAATCCCTGGTCCTTGGCAACCGTTTGCTGCTGTCTATCAAAAAGGTGCTGCTGCATTAAGAATTGCTAAAGGTGAAGGTGGCCTTGGAGATGTCTTTACTTTAATGGCTGGTGGTAATCAAAAGTTAACTGGTGAAGGTGGCGCTTTTAGCTCTATAACCTCTGGCGACTTTAAAAATATTGGTGGAGGATTTATGGATTCTCTTGGTAGTATAGGATCTGTTACAGATGCTGCTACCGGAACCAGTTCATTTAACCCACTTCAGTACGGAAAAAATGTTGCCGCTGGTATGGCTAGTGACCAACAACAAGGATATTTTGGGGCTTTTGGGGGTGGAACAGGTGAGTTTGATGTGGCAACAGGAACTTTTAAAAATTATACAGATGCAGCAGGAAACCCAATTTTTAATGATAAATTTAATTTTATGGCTCCGGATAGAATTGTAGTCCAGCCAACTGACACTTTAAGTGAAATAGCCAAAGCAAACAATACAACTGTAAAAGAATTACAAAAGTTAAATGGAATTGTAGACCCAAACAAACTTGATGTAGGACAAGTGTTAAATATGCCTGGTGGGAATATATTTCAAAAAACAGGAAACGTTATTAGAAGCACTACTGGTATAGGTGATGGGAAACCAGGAGCTTTAGGTTTAGGGGGAGAGGGAAGTTTTTTTGGAATGGAAACTCCTGGGTTTATTAAAGGTATAGAAAATGTGTTAAAAGGGGAAGGCGGATCA